AGTCGATTTAATTGTCGCTGGTATATAATAGGTAACTCCGTTTATCTTTTCTTCTACGTAAAGAGAATGCGCCTTGATAAGTTCCCAAAACCATTCATGTTCAGCATCGTTTAACAAATCTGAATTTAAGACTACGCCCTCTGTGTAATTAGTGAAATAGTTTTGATTCGAAAGATTAAACATATTGTTTACATGCTGACTATAACCAGTCGGTGTAAAGTTATAAGGGTAGTTTTGAATACTCTTTCTTTCAATGTCGTATCGTTTACGCTTCACCATGTTAAACGTGTAACTATCAAACCCTCCTAAACTGTTCTGCCAATACACGTTTGTTTTTGCGTATTTAGAACAATAGTCATCAAATGTGAATTTAAATGTTTCACTCACAGCGATATCGTCTACATCTAACAAAGTAACTTCACAAGCTGTGACAAAAGGATTAATCAAATAACCTCCGACCGTTTCCCAAGTCGAAGCTACCGTTTCCCAAGCTTCTGATACATCTTCCCAATAAACGAAATCCGCTCCGAATGATTCTCTACTAATCGCAATAATACCCGCTAAAGCTGAAAGGTCGGGAATATCAAACTCATAAACACCTGTCGGGATTAAAGCGTTACTTTCATATAGCTTTAAAAGTATCTTTGTAGCTGGTGAATCTCCATCAATATAACTCAAAAAGTTTGTACGCTCAAAGTCTGTGCTTAAAACACGTGGTGAACTTGTTAAAAACTTTGTACTTGTGTCGGTCGTTGTAAATTGTGTTTGATTAAATTGCACAAAATCAGTGAAAGAAACTTGACCGTTAAAGGCATAGCGCACAGTATCATTATAAGACGTTCCACCGATAGATTCCACGCACTTAATCTGATAGTTCACGTAATAGCTTAAATCGTTTAGAGGCTTCCAGAATACGTCAAACTCAAAAAACATTTGGTCGTTTTTTATAAATGATAGTAAGAATTGTTTAACATCACAATAAGCAAAGTTACCATCATTAACAACTAACTTGACGCGCCCGACTATTGTGGATTGCACCCATATCTCAAGGAATAAAAAATCTATGTCGCTATTCGTTTGCACGTAATAAATCATATCATTATTTATCGGTGTCCAAAGCTGTGGTGTTTGTATGTAGGTTATTGCCATGTTATTTATTTTTATACTTTTCTGCTAATGGATTAAACACCATTATATTATTTCTTATATCTCTTTTTAATGCACCTGATAATTCTTTGTAAAAGTTCTTTTCAACTGACTTAATAGCATTCGTTAAAAAATAAGTCGGTGGCGTTCCTTTTTTCCCTATGCTTGAAGCTATCTTGTAAGCTGTCATATCTAAAATTGAAACTTTCTTTTTACCTGAAAGTACTTTCTTTTTTGATTTGCTAATTAAAGTACCTTCACGCTTATAACCATTTTTAGTAGTGCCACCATCGTCAAGCCTTAATTGCTTATCTCTTATCCATTTTTTAATATTCTCAATCGGTGGGCGCTTACTATTAGGTCTACGCCCTTGGTCTACTATCTCAAAGTAATCAAGCATAGTAACCTCGATTGAATAAACACCGCCCATGAATTTAACAGGTGAAATCTTGATACTTTCTTCTAAGTCACCAGAAGCATTCGAACCGCTAGGACTATTTTTTTTAGGTTTGTTTAAATTCTTTGCAGCACGTGACGCAATTAAACCAGCATATTTAAAAAGGATAAGCTCAAGTTCAGGAAGTGCCACCTCATTTTTACCCAATATCTTGAAGTCACCTTTGCCACCCCCTAAATTTGCATAAAAACTTTCGTCATCTACCATCTTATTTTCTTAACTTTTCCAACTGTCTACGTTCATTTGCATTCTTATCTTTTAAATAAGCTAATGAATTTAACGCCTGTATTATATTTAATTTCCAAACCTCGTTTAATGCTACTCGTTCAAACTTTGCGATAAGTTCGGCATTGTAAACCCATCCCCACCGTTTTTCAAAGGTTTCAGAATCGCTTTCAATTTCTCCTTCGTCACTCGTTTGCTCTTCAAAACCTCCTTGACCGAATAGACCCCTATAACCTTTATTAAGGCGCTTATAAGTTTCAAAAAAAAAACGCTGGTGTGATAGCAATTAGCAAAGTTTGACTTTAGCATATCGCTTGACACCTTGCTATGCTCAACACTACCATAAGGCATTATGCTTTCTTTACCATACCAATTAGTTTTTACAGGCATTGACAATGAAGCCATAATTAAATGCAAGTTTTCTACCATAGCGTTTTCACCTGCTAAGAAGGTTGTGATATCTACATATTGCCCATACGTCAATTTAAAAGCATCTAAAGACATCATGTACTTAGTATCGTTTACTTTCACATACTTTTGAAGTTTGCCCTCAATCGTTCCCTTATGCAAAAAATCTAAGCTAGGTTTTAAATCTTTGAACTTATCCAAAGGCATATTGTCAAGTTCATCTTCTGAAATTTCATTAATTATTGAAATCAATTTAACTTCTTTTTCAAAGTCATTCATGTTCGCATCGTTTATGATGCCATAAATAAGCTGATAATCTTCTATTGTAATTGTATTCCAGTTCTTCATTATTGTTTAAATATAATGTAAATAAAAAAAAGACTTACCGAGTAGGCAAATCTTTAAAGTCATTAGGGTCGTTATCTTTTCTGAACTTCCGCCAGTCTGGTGATATCGTAATCAAACCACCGCTATCGATGTAGTCCTTTAGATATTGTTTAAATGCTTCAGGGTCATTCTTTGCTATTTCCTTTATAGCTATTATCTGACCGCCTTGCATTGAATCGAAAAAATTAAAAGCTTTATCTTTCATAATTCAAATATACAATAATTTGGCAGATTGTAAATATAGTGCCAAATTTTATCTTTTTATTTATTTATAATTATGATTGTATTTTCTTAATTGCTAACAAATAACTTTTTTTATTTTTATAAGAAAATTGAATCATGTATCCATCTTCTGAATAATAACTTTTATAAAATTTATTATCTATTTGAGTAAATGTAAAAATAGTTCCTTCTTTTTCTATTTTGATTTGATTTGTCATATCTTTCTTTGTTTGTTAATCAAAGATAATGCAAAGCACCTATTCAATTGTCATAGAATTGTCATAAAGCAAATTATTTAAATCAAAGCATATTGCCCAAGTGTACGCCCTTGAATAAATCCGCGCCACGCTAAAGCTAAAGAACAAACAGCGTCATCGTGCATCCCTTGAGGTGCTGAATACTTTACACCTGTTTTGCTATACACATATTCAAACAAACTTAATTCATCTACGATTGAACCTTCTGGGTATTTAATTAAACCTTGCTGAATAGCTATAACTAAACCCTCGATTAGTTGCTGTTTTGAAGTGCTGGTAAATTTAAACCCTTCAATCATATAGTCATCACGTTGCAAGTCCTCGACTATCGGGTCACCTACGCCTGTGGCATCAATTACCTTTGGCACGTTTGATAATTGCTTTATCTTATTCTTAGTAGTATTCCAGTCAGCTTGAAAGCGGTCGTAATGACATACGCAACCATTACCGTCAAGACCGATAATGACAGTATAATCGTAAGACTTAGCCAAATCAATCCCGTAGCAAATGGGAACGGCACTGGATATTTCCGTAATGTTTTGACGAATAAAGTCCATGCCAAACGGATTAGCTGCATTCTCCATTGGATTCGCAAGATATTCTTGCTCAAAGACCGCCGAAGGTAACGAAGCCCGAGCGTCGTCAATTTCTTGATTATTAATAAATGGATTGTCATACGTTGTATATTTAAAGGATTCAAAGTCTTTGTCACCATTACGCAAATAAAGGCGATAGAAGAAGTCTTTGCCACGCGGGGTAGATATGAACAAGGCACGACCTTGATAATCGGTTAGCGTTGGTCTTATTGCGTTGTTCCAAGCGTCCTCTAAGTGTGGGATATAACAAGCTTCATCTATTATAACATTATGAAACTTTAAACCTCTAAGATTATCTAAACGCTCACCCGTAAAGAAACGAATCTCCCCACCTGTGACAAACTTAAAAACTAAATCAGACTTGTTTGCGGTTGCTACTTCGTTCGGGATTAACTTTGCTATCTCGTCAAAGAAAACCTTTGCAAGTGAATAGGTCGGAGTTATATAAGCATTAATATTACCTGCTAAAGATTCCGTAATCGTGTACTGTTTACTAATCAAAGATTTACCCCATCGACGACCACACATTAATACGCGAAATCTAGCCTTTGATTCTAATACGCTACGTTGCCCTTCGTGTGGCTTAGGAAGCTCGATTGCTATCGTCTGCATCTTTATATGTTACCTCTATTTTAAACCCACCAGAAGCGTTTAAATCCATTTGCTCTTTAGGTTTACCATATACTCTATTCCATAATAAATCTAATGAGTAAAGAGTACCTTTTTCGATTGACTTTCTTATCGCACCAGCAACGGTCTTTTCTAAAACGGTTGTATTTTTATCTTGATAAACTTCTTTAAGTTCATCGATAGTCATTGACATCAAAGCCTGAATCGTATCTGTGACCTCTGAATTTTTATAGCCTTGTTCTGTTAATGTAGATACCCATTTTCTAGGTCTACCATTTCCCTCTCGTCTTGAATCATAACCTTTATTGAAAGGTTTTAAATTTTGTTCATTTGCCATTATTTCGCTTTTGTTTCACTTTTATTTAAATCACCGTTAAATATATCCTTTAAGCTATCATAAATATAACTTGATTGTTTACCCCAAAAAAACTCGCATTCATCTTCAATATACGGGGGGTCTACAAAGTAACTTTGATATTCACATGGTGTCGCTGTGTAACGATAGCATTCATTTTTTAAAGGGCAATCTTCACCCTTGCACATTGCGATGTCTGGCATATTAAAAATAATTAAATATTTCTATCAATTTTATTATTAAATAATAAAGCATTAACCCAATAAATGAAACGTATAAAACTAGTTCAATTACCTTTTCCATATAACCTTTCTTGAATTAATAAGTCGTGTATATCTTGTAAATATTCTTTATGTTGTTTCTTATCACCGTACTTAATATGACAATCCCTATCAAGTGCTTGTAAATTGTCGATATGGTCTGCAAGTTTAGTGCCACCCATTCCACGTGCTTCGATATGATGAATGTCTACCGATTGTTTGCCACAAACTTCGCAAGGTATGAAGTCAGTTGTATCGTAGCCAAAGAATGACAAATAAAGTTTAACGTGTTTTTTCATTTGACTTTCATTATCGCGCTATATTCATCGCATAAGTTTTGAAGCTTTTCATTCATTTCAATAAAAGCGTTATTCGTTGTTTCGATTGATATTTTAATAAAGTTTTCTTCTTGAGCATCTTTCACTGATTCGCTATCAAATACCGGTACGTTTAAACCCCATTCTTTTAATTCGTGTTCATCCCATTCGTTTGCCAAGGTGTCCCAATCCCATTCGCCAGTGTTTGCGTTTAGCCTTATATTTAATTCTCTTTCGTCGTCGTCGTTTAAATCGACAATCACGCATTCTATTTCTTTATAACCTAGCTTTGTTAATTCACGTACTCTAAAATGACCACCTACAATGTAACCACTTTGCTTGTTAAATATAATAGGCTCGACAACGCCAAACTTTTCTAAGGAAGCTTTTAAATGCTTTTCTTGATTCTTCGTACTTTGTCTAGGATTGTAAGGTGCAGGGATTAAATCGCTTAATTTCTTTATCTCTATTATCATAACCTATCAAGCAAATTATCAATTTTATTTATAACCTTTATTTTCATTGGTATTGAATTACCTAACAAATCAATGTCATCTAGTTGCGCGAGTATCTCAAGCATAACCATTATCTTATCTAAGTTCTGATTTGTTTCTTTTTCAATATCGATTTTATTAGGCATTATTTCTTTTTTGATTCTTTTATTATAATAGCTTCCCAAGCTTTTTGAGCTTTCTCTTTAGTATCGTAAATACAAGCACCTTGTCCAATACGATATTTTCCGTTTAAACATTGAGTTACTGGCATTACTTTCTTGATTTACGACCACGCCTTTTTGGCACTTGCTTATTTACATCTTCAGGCTTAAAGTCATTCACAAACGTAGCTTCTACAT